CCATTGGCTAGTGTAACTTCTACTTCCATGCTTGTTTCACCACCATCACGGTCTGTAAAAAACATTTCCATGTGTCCTACTTTTCCAGCATCAGCAGCTTCTTCGCCTAAGCCTTCGCCTAAGGCTTCGCCCATTCTTGACATTGCATCTTGAATAACATCTGCGTCTAAAGCAGTTAGTAGTTCATGCATTACTTTTTCAATGCCATGTTCTTCAATCATGTCGTATACTGGCTTTGTGTAATGACCACCAGCTTCAGTAACTGATTCGTCCCAGGGTGCTTTTTTAACTGATACTTTTTTACGCTCTTCGCCACGCTCTGGTTCGCTAGCTATTTTAAGTGCTCGTTTAAGAGTAGCTTCAATTTCATCATCACTCTGGTCGCCTTCATTAAGGTAATCTGTAAAACTTTTCATTTTCATTGTTGTAATCCTGCTAATTTTTTCATATGATTTAAACTCTCGTCAAACCCAGTATCACGGAGGCGTGATAATATTTCGTGTGTTACTTGATTTCTAACATCAGTATCACCTGCTTCTTCAAAACTTTTATTGTCGTTTGACAAGTTTTCCAAGTCATTCATTGCTGAGTCAACAGCCGCTTCAGGACTATCAAATTCACCAGCTTCATAATTACGCTCAATGTCATCTACAATCTCTGCTACTTCAGCATTGCCTTGGTCAGTAAACATACCGTATTCACGGTTACTAGCATACTCGCCGGCTGCTGGGTTATAGTCGGGTGCTTCTGCTACTTGTGCTTCACGCTTCTCAGCTGCACATTCATCACAAGTATCAACTTCACCGTCGGTTTCGGCTTTCATGTATTCACAGTCAGCACACCCTTTTGTGCCTTCGGTTTGTACTGATTCATCCATGGTTGCTTCTGTGTGTGCTTCACGCATTGCGCTTATTAGACTTTCAAAAGCAGATCTCACTTGACTTAAATCACAATCGTCACTGCATTCTGCCGCTAATTTTCCATCTTCACGAAATACGCTACTTAATGCTGTGAGTTGATCTTGTGCTCCGTTAAATGTGTTATCTATTTTTGAATGTGCCATTGTTAAATCCCTGCTAACGTTTTGAGGTAACTAAGGTCTGCACTTTCTTTAACAGCCTCTTTATCTTTAAGTGCCTTTTTCATTGGCTCTTCTTTATCACCATCTTTGTCAACATCTAAAAAGTCTGGTTTTGCTTTTGCTTCATCAACTTTTTTATCTTTAAGTGCCTTTTTCATTGGCTCTTCTTTATCACCATCTTTGTCAACATCTAAAAAGTCTGGTTTTGCTTTTGCTTCTTTAAACGCAGTGTATGCTTCTGATACATCTTCGACTGAGTAGTCTGTGTATACGTTTTCGTCAACAGTAACATGATCGCCTTTTGCTTTTAAGTAACGGCGTAAACTTGTATCTACATCACCGTCTCTGCCCATGTCAAGATCTAGCATTTCTTGATCAGGTCCAGTATCAGCAGTGTCAAATCCAGCACCACTAGCTGTTTCCTCAACTTCGTTTGGTGACATAATGGCAATTAACTTTGCCATATCCATTGGTTCGTTATGTCCATGTTCGTCTTCATGTGAATCGCATCCACATCCCTCTGTTGGGTGTTCCATATCACAACCACAATGGCTACATGTTTCTGCTTCTGGCTGTACTTGCTGTGCCGAGATGCCAGCTAATTTGATTAAATCATTTAAATCCATTTTTTTATACCTTATATTCTTTATGTAGGTCTGATTTAGGTAAGTTCTTAACAAAGTTAGAAACAAATTCATTTCCGTAATGTTGTTTATGATCTACTTTTTCAGCTTCACTATAATCTGCATCCGCTAACCGACTGTTGCCAGTTGGTTCAGCAGTGTCTTCTAATTCTTCTTCTATATCCGTCACATCACCTTCGTTGTACACTCTAATAGCGCCAAGAGGCACGCCAGTAGCTACAGCAATTTCTTCTTGCATTGCGATTGGAGTGGATGGTAAGTGTTGCACGATTTCAATAGTTGTTACTGCGCTTGGTCCAATATTGCCAAAGCCAGTAGGGCTCTTTTGAATAATACTTGTCTTAGGAGCACTAACACTTTCTACATTGTATCTAGCAAGATGCTGCTCTAATTTATCTAGTTGTTCATCTGACATTTCTGCTACAGTACGCACTCTGAAGCTGTATGTTTTCTCAGATTCTGCCAAATATTGCTTTAAACTTTTCATATTCGTGTTCCTTCTTACAGTTATTTATCACTACTCTTTGATTCTTTGACTTTATTCATTATGTCATTTATTAAACTAGCACGATCAAATTCTTGTGCCGCTCCTTCGATTGGAGAGTCATCATCAGCAATACCATTAGCTTTTGAAATTTGGTGTTCTAATTTTCGTTCTTCCATATCAAGTTTACGTTGACGCATTTGCATTTCAATCATTTTCATTTTCTTATCCATTTTGGCTGTTTTAGCTGTAATGGCATTTGTCATCATTTTACTTGCGCTATCAAACACTGGAGCAGCATGTCTGTCTTCTACGTTTTGCCCAAGATCCATAAGATCTTTAAACGCATCCATTGCTTGTTGCGCATACTCGTCCATGTCTTTATCAAGAGCTTCTAAGTCACGCACTGCTGGTAATGCTTGATCAATCTTATCAGCAGTGTCTAGTGTTTGCTGTAGCTTATCTAAATCAAAACCAGTTTCATCTTTAGTAGTATGTGCTGGAGTTTCTGGTTCTACACCACTTCCCATGTTAAAAACTTCTTCAATTTTTTTACTCATTTTTTTCTCTTCTTTGATTGTTTTGGGTTATTGAACAACTCATGCTCAGTTAATACTCTAAACCCAACTCCTTGACGGTCAGCAAATAATTTAGCAGCTTGCCATTTTGCTTCGTTTACAATAGCTGCTGCCTTTTGTTGTGGGCTTCTGGCATTTCCAAGTATCTGTCCCGCAGGCTTAATCTCAATAAACTCCGCATGTCTTTTTTTATTAACATCTTCATATACTATAAAGAAGTCTGGAACATAGTGTGTTTGTTTATTTTTAACTGGATGATAATAAGGTATGCGATGACTTTCACTTGCCCAAGCAACAACATTAGGATGTGTGTCACAAAATCTCATAAACTTTAATTCCCACCCGCTGCGATACCTTGGCGAGTGCTTGCCAATATACCTAGATAAATTCGTAGGTTGAAATAGTCCTTGTTGAAACTTAGATGCCATTATATACGTATTTATGTATTGGCAAACGCAACATGTTCAGGCTGTATAGATACAGTCCACATTATTGGATTACCATCACTATACTCTAGTCTGTCATGAGCAACATTAGTAATCATACAATTGGTCATAGTAATCGTTCGTCCACTTGTAGGTGTATCAACTGTGCCGATAACAATTTTAGGAAAGAAAAATCTACCGTTTGCGGATATTGCTTTTAGCCCACTTGGTGTATCTACTTGTGGATTTATGGCATTAGTGGCAAACGTTGTCTCTTTAAGACCTTGTGAGTAATAGTAACTAGAGTAATCAGTTAGCAAGTCTTGCCAGTGATTATCAACAGTATCATAAAACGAAAATGATGCTGGTGTTATTTCTTGTCTTGTTGTAACAAAACGTTGATGGTTATATTGATTTAATCGTGTAACATTATATTGATAGTCTGGTAATGACACACCAGATACTTTATCAAAAACAAATCCTTTACCACGTTGAGCGTTTGTTAATTGTACGGCAGAGTCAATCTCCATAAAGACAGAGAAATTAAATTTCTGTCTAGGTTTTTTGATCATTACGGGGTCATCGACCCCGTAAATCTCTGCCGCAGCATTAAACAAGCCAGTAGTAGAAGTTAATCCCATAATTTATTAACCAGTTGCGTTACTAAGTGTGTTGTCAACTGTTGCGCCAGTAAGTGTAGCATTACCTGCCGCATCATAAATTTCAGCATTGTCGTATTGAAGTTGCACAGTAACTTGTACTTGATCACTTGCGCTATATGCCATGTCACCATATTGAATATTGGTGATGTAGCAACCACTAAGTTCAAATGTATCTAGTACACCTGGTGTAGGATTGCCGCCGTCAAGTGATTCTACTTTTGCAGTAAACTTGTATCCAGCGCCTGCTCTTACACTACTTTGGTTAGCATGATCAACTTGTCTGTTAAGTTGATTGTTAAGTTCTCTTAGTGTCACGCCATCAATGTCGTCACGTAGTACGATACTGATAGGTTCCCATGTGTGTTTGCCTGCCAAATAAATTCTACTGTTATATGCATCAATTGGAATTGATTCGTGTGTTAGTCCTGGTCTACTTGTGCTAATTACATTTCTTGTAGGTGTTGCGCTAAAGCTCTCACCTATAAACGTTACTCTGAAACGGTATTGTAATTTTGGCATAATAGTAGTGGTGTTTCCTGCATTGTCTGGAACACCTAGTGTTGTTAAAACTGCCATGTTAGTCTCCTCTATCCTAGCTATATGTATTTATAAGAAATCGTTAAAAAAAATGGACGCCCGAAGACGCCCATTAAGTTTATAGTTAATTTTCTTGTTTTTATAGGTTGTTTAGTGTGCCTGTGTTAACAATACGGATCGGAATGTAGATAAACTCAACACTTTTTGTTGGTTCAATAGCAATGTCAATATATAGCTCATTACGATCAATACGTGCTGGTGTGTTATTTGATGTATCGCAAACAACTGCAAAGTCTGTTACGCCTCTGCGGCTTAGAATGTCTGCCAAGAATCTTTCAAATACGCCTGCTGCTCTTTCACGAGTTTGTGTATCGTTTTGTTCAAACAAGAATGGTCTAGCAATCTCGTCAAAACGTTCACGTAAGTAAGCCACCAAGCGAGCA